GGTGTTTCTTGATAGTTTACCAGAATCACTCAGAGGCCACGAGTCTCTAAAGACTGTTAAGGGTACAGCTGATCTTGCTACTCAGTTTATTAATCAGCAATCATTGATTGGGAACTCTCTTCGTATTCCCACTGAAGATACAGCTGAAGAGCAACGTAACGCATTCTATTCTAAGCTCTCAGAGGTTCCCGGAGTTGTACGACTGCCCGGTGAAGATGCTGATGATGCCCAGCAGCGTGAGTTTCTAAGTAAGATTGGAGTACCTGCTACTCCTAATGAATACAAACTGGAAGCTCCAGAAGGATACACACCGGACCAAGAGTATATCCAGAATGCTACTCAGAAGGCACACGAACTGAATCTATCCAATAAACAATTCAATGAGTTTATTAAGATGGAAGCAGAGGCAGAGAAAGCTGCTCAGATCGCACAACAGGAATACATTGAGTCTGCAAAGAATACTTTGAAGTCTATCTGGTCTAACGACTATGATAATCGTGTCGCTGGTGCTACCAATGCTATGCGTGTATACCGCGAAGAGATGCCAGAGTTTGCCGCAGAGTTAGACGCTATTTCCAGTAATCCACTATTCGTTAAGATATTGTCTGATCTAGGTCAGCAGTTGCAAGAACGTGGGCACGCTGGTATGCAATCCGCTGGTAACTATGGTCTAACTGTGGAAGACGCTAAACTCAAGATCTCAGAGATTATGTCTAATCCAGATCACCCATATTTTAAAGGTGACCAAGAACAAATATCTTATATGTTGAAGTTGAATGAAATTGTTGCAGGAAGTGGTGAGTAGTAAGCGCACTATCTTTCTTTCCGAACGCTGGGGAGTCCTTCGGGGTCCAGTCTAAGGTAAATATCAAAGCGGGGTCCGGCTCGACCGGGGAGTCCTAGCGAAGAGCTAAGCTGCTATAATTGAACTTATCTCTAGGAGTATATAAATGTCTACGCAATATCCTGTAGCATTTGTACAACAGTTCTCCAACAACTTGATTCACCTCGCTCAGGCGCAGGGTTCTAAGTTGATGCGAGCTGTAAAACAAGAGAGAGTTTCTGCCAAGTCATATCATTTTGATCGCTTGGGTTCGACTGTCGCACAGAAGAAAACGTCCCGTCATGGTGACACTCCTCTGATCGACACTCCGCACTCTAGGCGACGCGTAACGATGGACGATTACGAATGGGCCGACCTTATCGACACTAACGATAAGATTCGAGCACTGATTAATCCCCAGAGTGATTACGCAATGGCTGGTGCATGGGCTCTCGGTCGAGCAATCGACGATGAAATTATCAGTAAAGCTATCGGGAATTCTGTTTCCGTTGACTCTTCTGATGCAACCTCTAATGTAGCATTCCTCGCTGGAATGATTGTTGATGAGGATTTTGGTACGGCTAACAGTAATGTTACCGCCGCTAAAGTCATGGAAGCTCGTAGATTACTGCGTGCCAAAGACATCGACATGAATGAGGAAATGTTCCTTGTGTTAAACTCGTCTGCTATCTCTGCACTCATGCAGGACAGTGACGTTAAGGATTTCGATATTAATACCAGTAAGCCTATGGCTAATGGCGAATTACCCTTCTGGGGCGGATTCAATATTATCCATACCGAGCGTTTGACGGGTACGGCTGATGGTACTGATACTGATCCTGTAATTTGTCTTGCTTTTGCCCGATCCGCTATTGGTCTTGCATTGGGACAGGACATTAATGTTCGGATGTCTGAACGTGCTGATAAGTCTTACAGTACGCAGGTATTCGCATCTGCAACCTTTGGTGCAACTCGGATTGAAGAAGAGAAAATTGTTCAAATCCAAGCTGTCCAAGCCGCGTAAGAAAGGAGATAACTAATGGCTGTATCAACTGCTAAATCTGTAAATGTTACATTGCTTGACGCTACTCCTCGCGTGCCTTTGGAGGCCGCAAGTGTACGTGGTAAGGTTCGTACTTTTATGGACACCCGAGCCCTTGTAACTGCTGACACGTCTGACGACGGTGATGTATGGTACATGGCAGAGGTCCCATCTAATGCTAAGATCATTAGTATTAAGTTGTATAACGACGTAATTGACGCACACGCGACTCCTACGTTGGATGCCAATCTTGGTGTCTACAATGGCGGTACTAAGTTTACTACGTCAGCTGGAACTACTTATGCTGCTGACGCGCTCATTGACGAAAATGCGTACGGGGATGTAGGAACGGGAACGTTGCTCACTTCTACGACTTCTACGTTTCTGGGTGTAGCTAATGTTGCTGGCACTGAGCTTGCTTATGCTGTCCGCAATATTAACCTTATCAACAACTTCGTATGGGAAGATTGTGGTCTGCCAGAAGATCCTAATGTACCTTTGCGAATTGCGTTCACTGTAGCTGTAGCTGCTGCAACCCATCAGGATGGTGACATCTCTGTAGTTGTAACCTACGCTCAGGAGTAAATAGGATACGGGGGTCCTTCGGGGCCCCTGTGTTTTACTATATGAAATATAAACACGCTATATCAATGTTCCCCCATAAGTTTCACCAAGTGGTACAGCATGATCGAAGTATCTGCTTGCAACTAGACAAGGTTAACGTAAGTTTAACTAAAGTTCAAGAGGATGGTCAATTCCTTACCCAGCAAGATTTAGAACAAAGTGTAGAAATAAAACCCGGTAAGCAGACAGAAGAGTTTGAACGAGTTGCTATACGTATCCCACTCGATATGCTTAAACAAATAAAGGAAGTATTAAATGGCCTCTAAAGTAGCAATAGCAAACTTTGCGTTAGCTGTAGAACTAGGTGTAGATCAGATCACGTCGCTCACTGACGACAATAAAGCCGCTCGGCTAGTAAATTTATACTATGATGACACTGCCCAAGATGTGATGACGAAGGGTGCTTGGTCTTCTGCTACTTTTAGACAAACACTAGCACAAGATGCCACTGCCCCCGACTGGCAGTTCTCATATAGATATAAACTACCTACCAACCCCAAGTTCTTAGGACTGCTAAAGATTAACGAATTAGAGCCGGGAGATACACAACATACAATAGAGAGTGGGTATTTACTAACAGACGAGAATGCTATAAAAATACAATATAAAGGATTCCAAACAGACACTGAACAGTATTCCCCCGAACTCCAACGTGCCATTGTACTAGCTTTGGCGGCTAGGTTATGCTACGCATTAACTGGTAACACAACTCTAAAAAGTACACTTATGGCTGAGGCACAATTCGCAATAGATGATGGCCTAGCCTCTGATGGTATGAATAGTCAAGACGATAATGTTACAGTAACTAATGATCTAAAGGATGTTCGTATATGAGCACAAGAGTTCCTGCGGCACAATATTCAACTAATGCTGGTATATTTTCTCCTAGGTTATATGGTAGAACTGATATACCTAAGTATAAGAATGCCCTAGAAGACGCAATCAATGTAATCTGCTTGCCGCATGGACCAGCTATCAAAAGAAATGGTAGTAAATATATTTCTGACGTAAAGACACACGCAGATAACACCAGACTAATTAGGTTCCAAAAGTCTAATAGTGATGCGTTTATTCTAGAGTTTGGTGATCTATACGTACGCTTCTATGAAAACGGAGCACAACTATCAGGACCCCTTGAAGTTGTTACACCGTATACAGAGGCCCAAGTGTTTGATCTTGAGGTCGCCCAGTTTGGTGACGATCTATACATTGTACACAGTGCTCACGAGCCTCGCAGGTTGAGGAGAAATTCCTCTACGTCATGGTTAATTGAAACCCTAGATATTGATCCACCCCCAACGATTGAAAATGGTGAGTTCCCCGTAGCTACTCTTACACCCGGAGCAACTACTGGGTCTGGTATTAATTTTACAGCTAGTGCTGCGTCGTTCTTAGCTAACGATATTGGAAGACAATTAGTATACCGAGATAGTACAACTGATGAACTATTAGGTGTAGCTGTAATAACTGCATTCACAAGCACCACAGTAGTTGTGTGTGAAATAACTGTGGACTTCCCAAGTACTTCTGCCATTGCATCCGGTGAATGGAAGATTGATTTATCCCCCAATGCGACATTAACTCCAAGTGGTAAAGACCTAGGAGCCATTGTAACACTTACATCTGTTGCTAATATATGGAAAGATGACGCACAAGTATCACACGTAGGCCGCTATGTACACATACAAAACGGAGTAATCCGCATTGATACTGTGACCTCTGCGTTAGTCTGCGAGGGTGAGGTAGTTAAGGAGTTAGAGGCAGTAACTGCTACCGACACATGGACATTAGAGGAATCTGCTATCTCTGCAACTCGCGGATGGCCTAATTCTATTGGGTTCTTTGAAGAACGTATGTGGTTTGGTGGCACAACGGAACAACCACAGAACTTGTGGGCCTCTGTGTCCAATGAGTTTACTAATTTTGGTAAAGGTGCTAATGACTCGGATGCGCTTGATCTTCTTATTTCTGATAGTATCGCTTCTCCTATTAGTTGGATATCTTCTGGGCGTGATTTAATTGTAGGTGGATCGGGCGGAGAGTTTACTGTATCTTCTAGTGGTGGATTTGTAACACCGTCTGATAGATCAATTAGACTTCGTAGTACGTACGGAAGTAATACACAAAATACACATCGAATGGGTAATGAAACACTATTCGTAGAGGCATCTGGTACACGTATCCGTGCTATTAGATATGACTTTGACCAAGATAATTATGATTCTGAAGATTTACTATTCTTAGCAGA